GCGACCGCCTCCGCGTGGTCGGTGTAGAGGACGAACCTGCCCTCGGGGTCCTCTGTCATCTGGTCCCCCTCGTAACGGAAGTAGTCGTCCTCCCACCGCTGGATGTCACTCATCGCTGTCTCCGTTCTCGTAGATGGCCTCCAGCACGGCGCGGTGCTCCCGTAGCGAAATGTCAAGAACGTCTCCGTTGACTAGGTCGTCGATGGCGAAGTGAATACGCTTGCGCTCTGCATCTATCCCGTTCTGGATGGCTGCGCCCATGAGGGTGTAGGCCCGTGCTCGTGTCGCTTCGACCGCAGCGTCGAGCGCCTCCACATGGTCGGCGTAGAGGACGTAATGGCCGTCATCTGCGTTGAGCATGACGTAGCCCGTTGACGACGAGCCGCCCGGTGCCCACCGCTGGATGTCAGTCATCGCGCCACCAGCCCGTTGCAGCGCGAGCCCGGCGCGTACCAGTGCCGCCAGCCGCCGGAGTCCAGGGTCTCCAGCGCGGCGATGTCCTGGAACAGTCCGTGCCACTTGTTGATCGGGGTGCGCTGCAGGTAGACGCGGACCTCACGCGCCTGCGACTTGGGCAGGCCGTAGCGGACGAGGCGCTTCTGCACGTTCCACGCGCCGCCGTCCTGCCACGGGCTGAGCATCTGCCAGCGACCACTCGCAGATGAGCTCGGGTTGCGGGCGCCTACCCCGGACTGCCGGCGGTCAGGCGTCGCACCGGACTCTCTTGCGAGGACGCAGGTGGCGAACGGGCGCCACTTGCCGAAGTCGCTGGCGCGTCGGATCGCGCTGACGCTGCGGCTGGGCCGCTGCACGGCGAACTGCCGGTCGTCGGTGTTGCTGGCAACCTCCAGCCCAGCAGCGATGATGGTGTCGATCACTCGGGCGCTCCTTCGCGCTCGTGGGTGTGCCGGTCGTCGTGCTGGTGACGCCGGTGGGCGCGCTGCCAGGCGTCCGCGTACTGCTGCTCGACCCAGCGCTGGTAGGCGCGCTCACGCAGCCATGCGGTGACGAGGTAGCAGCCCGCGACGAGGACTCCCACACCGATGAAGAACACGGCGGCGCCGAGGATGGTGGGGTCGCTCACGACGCCCTCCGCTCCCACGCCACGGGGCGCGCCGCGTGCCGACGGTCATGGCGGGGCAGGGAGAACCACTCCCGCACGCAGGTGTTGGCGCAGAACCGCACCGGCCCGATCCGCTCGCCGGTCATCGGCATGAGCGGGCGCCCGCAGTAGGCGCAGGCGTGGGTCATCACTTCACGACCCGCAGGTTGCCGCCGCCGTACTGCCCGGCGGGGTGCCGCTGCTTGGCCTGCTCGACGAGGAGGTCCACGGCCAGGTCGGCGTCGGCCTTGGCCTCCTCCAGCTCCCAGCGCAGGCGGGACAGGTGGCGCTCATACGCGAGCACCGTGCAGACGGTGAGCAGCAGGGACAGCGCCGTGATGACGGCGAGGGTGGTGTCGTTCATGGTCACTCCTAGGGATGGAGACCCGGCGGCGGCTAGACGGGGGCGGCATGCCGCCGCCGGGTGGTCAGGAGGTGGTGCTGAAGACGGCGTCGATGTCGGAGCGCAGGAAGCGGCGCTCACCACCGGGCGTGCGGGTGCACGGCACTTGACCGGCATCGGCCCATCGGCGCAGGGTGTCCGGGTGGACTCCGAGAAGCGACGCAGCCTCAGACAGCCGCAGCGTGCCCTTCTCATCATGCGTAGATTTCATGGGGCTTAGACTACGCATGCATAGACTTGCGGTGTCAAGCACATTCGCAAAGTTTCTAGATATTGACCGCGATGCCTAGGGATGCATACGCTTTAGGTATGACAGTCCAAGCGATCCAGACGGTGCCGGAGTGGACCTTCGGTGACAGGCTGCGCAAGGCACGTCGCCTGACGGGGATGACGCAGCGTGACTTCGCCGCAGCTATCGGCGAGGACTCGCGGGCGTACAGCCAGTGGGAGGCGGACAACAATCGGCCCCGCCATCTGGTGGAGGTCTGCCAGGCCGTCGAGCGGATGACGGGCGTGTCTGCGTCGTGGTTGCTCGGGCTGGACGTCCCGCGTCCGGGGGACGGGGAAAGCGTCATGCATCGGCTTAACGCGCTGTCCACAGGTTCCGGGGCACTTGTCCCTTTCCCACGCGGGGGCCGCCCGGCCCCGACCCGGAGGCTTCACAAAGCCGCATAGCGGGCATGTCCGAGATATGCCCATCTGCGGCTTGCCCCCCCCCCAGCCCGCATCGTAGAAACGATGGACTCAACTACGGGGGTGGACGATGACTAACGCGCAGCTCACGGCTGCATGGCTCGACTGGCTGGCTTCGGGCAACCTGTCGCCCAACACGATCCGCAACCGCCGCTATACCCTCGGCACGTTCGCCCGTGACCGCGACCTCCTCGCGGTGACCACCGACGACATCCTCGACCACCTGCGGAGCCTCACGGGCTCCCCGTGGCAGCGGGCCGGGCACCTGTCGGCCATCAAGTCCTTCTACCACTTCGCGGTCGGCATGGGCTACCTCGACCACAACCCCGCGGCGATGGTCCGCTCGGTCAAGACGCACGAGCGGTCCCGCCCGGCGCTGTCCTCCGGCCACCTGGACCGCGCCATCCTGCTCGCGGACGACCGGACCCGGCTCGCGCTGCTGCTCGGGAGCCGCGCCGGCCTGCGCCGAGAGGAGATCGCCACGTTCAGCTCGGACTGCATCGACGGCGACGACCTGGTCATCGTCGGCAAGGGCTCCAAGGAGCGGCGCATCCCGATGCACCCGCGGCTGCGGCCCTACTGCGACGACCTGCTGGCCCACCACGGTTGGGCGTTCCCGAGCCACGTCAAGCCCGGCCAGCACGTCACCCCCGAGACCATTCAGCGGCTCGTCACCCGCGCCCTCGGGGAGCCGTACAGCACCCACGACCTGCGCCGGTACGCCGCGACCCGCTGGTACGACGCCACTCACGACCTGCGGGCCGTCCAGCAGCTCCTCGGGCACGCCGACCCGGTCACGACCAGCCGCTACGTGCGGCCCAACGAGGACTCCATGCGGGCCGCGGTGCTCGCGGTGGCGTAGACGCAACGAAACCCCCTACCCGGCCTCGTGGGCTAGGTAGGGGGTGTCGTTGTCGACCGCCGTCCGCTCACAGCGGCGGTCCTGCCGCGCTTCCCAACGCGGGGTCATTCCTCGTCGTCATAGTCAGGTGGCTCGGCGAGCGCCTCGGCCTCCCGCTCGGTGATGACGGTGAAGCCGATGGGTGGGCGCTCCTCCGGAGGACTGGCTTCCGCCAGCCCTAGTTGGATGCCCGCGCAGATGCGCAGCAGCCGGGTGAGTTGCTTGCTGGTCAGGTCGGCCTCGACGCGCACTTCCACGTCACCGACGCGCACGCGGGTCGGCACTACTGCTCCACCCACGACGCGATGGGCCTGCGCTCGTCGCGGTCCCGGTAGCCCGCAAGGTAGTTGCGGGACTCAATCGCGTGCAGGTTGGCCTTCCATACGGCCTGCGCGGTGGCCTTCTCCTCCGAGCGCGCCGCGGCTATCGCGTCGCAGACGGCGCACTCCAGCGCCGGGTTGTCGAGGGGGCAGCATCGGTCGTGGCTCATGCGGGCCTCGTGTCGCCGTTGCGCAGCACCTTGTTCCAGGCGCCGCAGTCGTCGCAGGAGAGTTTCGGGTACGCGGTGGTCTTGCCGTAGACGAGCCCGATGAGGGTCAGGGAGGACGAGCCGCAGCGGAAGCAGCACTCGCGGTCGCGGGTCCACTGACCGGCGTGCGGAATGGTGATCCAGTCCCGCAGCAGGTCGAAGAGCTGCTCGGTGATCCGCACGTCGTTGGCGCAGTAGCGGATGAACTTGCCCCACGCCCGCTCGTCCCCAGCGAGCACGTCGCGCCACAGGGACATGCCGCCGGTGTCGAGTTTCGTCGGCAGGCCGGTGGCCTCGGTGACGTAGCCGAGCTTGTTGGACAGGAACTTGAAGCGGCGCCGGGCGACGGAGAGCAGGTCGACGTCGACCCACGGGGACGGCGGGCCGAGGCCGAGGGTGAGGAACTCCCGGTTCAGGTGCGGGATGTCGAAGCGGACGTGGTTGTACCCGACGACCACGTCGGCCTCGTCAAGCAGGTGCCACGCGGCGGTGACCATCTGCTCGCGGCCCTCGCGCTCGTCGTGGGTGTGGACCTTGTTCGCGTGATGCCACTTCGCGGCGAAGCACAGCACCCGCGACGGCTCGACCACCTGGCTGATCCCGATGTTCTGGTCGTACAGCCCATAGGCGTAGACCAGCGCCGGCGAGGTCTCGATGTCCAGCGTCAGGATGCGCGGCTCCTTGTGACGCGGCGCCAGCGCCAGCAGCCGGTCAGAGAGCCCCATCAGCCGGAGCAATCCCGGCGGCGATGGCGCGTCACGGTGTTCTGAGCCACCGTGTGCCCCTCGGACTGCAGCGCCCGTGCTATCTGACTGCCCTGTATGCCGGAGTCTCCTAGCGCCTCACGCAGCGCCTCGGCGTCCTCGGCGGGTAGCTCGTCGAGCAAGGTGCAGATCGTGCAGCGATAGCCGGGGCGCTTGCGCCGTTCCGTTTCGAGTGCATCCTTCAGTCCCACGGTGCCTCCCGGTGCTGTCGGGTCAGACGCGAGGTACGGGCTTGCCGAGCTTGTACGACCAGCGGCGCTTGATCTTGGGGCGCCACGTCGGGTCGATGCGGTTGCCGACGAGGCCGTCGCGGCCCGCGTCGAAGGCGCGCACCTGATTGGCGGCCTGCGCCGAGAGGATGCCGGTGGTCGGGACGGCGTGGATGTGAGCACCCCAGCTCGACGACGCCCGGCGATACCACGCGGCCCAGCCCGCCTTGCGCAGCGCGATCACCAGCCGCTCGATCTCGGCGCCGGAGAGACCGCCGACCCGGATGTCGATGGCCTCCCCGTCGTGAGTGCCGCCGGACGCGGCGACGCCGCCGGAGTTGAACGATCCCTGCGACGGGTCGATCCGCACGCCGGACTTCTCCTCGGCCCAGCGCAGCGACTGGACGGCGCGGCGGGTGAACGTCTTGCCGCGCCAGGTGATGCGGTCGTTCCATGCGGGCTTACTCATCCTCGTCCCCCGGCACGTTCAGGAACGCCATCACGACGTTGGCGACGGCGACGGCAGCCGCGACGTAGACCGCGGCCTCATGCTGCGGCACGCCCACCACGACCAGCAGCGGGATGAGCACGGCGCTGAGCGCGTAGATGGACTTGCGGACCTTGGCGGTGAACATGGCTCCTCCTAGAAGGTTCTGACGAGGGTGATGACGACGGCGGCGGCAGCGATGGCGACGGATGCGCCGGGGATGGAGTAGACCTTCAGCTTCATCGACTCCAGCTCAGCGCGGATGGCCTTGACGTCCTCCTCCATCGCGGTGACGCGCAGCCCGTTGTCGGCGGCGGCCTCGATCTGCCGGATGCGCGCCTCGTGGTCGGTGGTGATGATCTGCAGGCTCGCGGCGCTGCCGGTCAGTGTCGTGACCTTGTGGTCTATGGACAGCAGGAGCCGGTACATCTCGTCAAGCGAAACGTTGACACCTTCTGGCGGCATGGCGAACTCCCCGTGGTCGCGGGTGGATGGGGTGCTGGTGCTAGTCGGTGTCGTCGAGATTGCCGAGCAGCGCAGCAATCTCGTCATCGTCCAGGCCGATGGCCTTCAACTTTCCGAGCGCCGACTGTCGCTTACTGGCCTTCGTCCGCGCCGCGGCCTCGCGCTCCGCTTCCGCAGTAGCAGCCGCAGCAGCGTCAGCCTCACGCTGGGCCACCTCGTCGTGCGTCATGTCCCGCTCGACGGCTACGCCAGTAGTAGCGTCGATGATGACAACGGTTCCCATTAGAGTGCTCTCCTGTAGCCAAAGATGGAGATTGTTCCGCTGAAGGTTCCTGTAGATGGATACAGCGTGATCCCGTCGTAGGACGTAGCAAGAGTGTGGTCCCATGCCGTGAATCTGATGGACGTGGAAGGGCGACGGCCCATGCTGATCCCGACTGTGGCCTGCGCCAGATAAGGGCCGAGAATGTCCCCGGCAGCACCGCCGAGCGTTGTCCCATTGATCGACAGGATGGTGAATGTCTGCGCCGTAGAGTTCGTTGCCGCAGCGTTGTCTTGGTTAGTCCAGTTGTAGTTCGCTGCCGTTGCGTCAACTGAAGACGCACGCAGGCGCAAGTAAACGTCTTGTGTCGTGGACCCGAGGCCGCTGTAGATGATCCTGTAGTTTTCGTAGGTGCTCGTGAAGCAGTTATCCACTGACACAGACGACACCGCGGCGAACGAGACTGACGTAATGTAAGCGAGGCCAGGCTTTGGGTCGTCCAGCGTCGACCGTGGCCCGCTTGGCCAGCCTTGAATACCCTGAGCAGGCACTACAGGTCACCACCGAGCGCGTAGACGTTGGTTGACTGCGAGATGGTCGTGGTGACGCCGATACGGAACGCGGTGCCGGGCAGAATGAGGTTCTGGTAGGTCGCTGAACCCTCAAAGCCTGGCACGGTGGTGGAGACTGTCACCGCCGTGACCGGGATGGAGTCGATGAGCCTCCACGTCGAGGCCGAGTCGGTGGACAGGAAGATGTTGACCACGGCGGCAGCCGAAGTTGCGGCGCACTTCACGCCGATTTCAAGGACGCGGGTGCCAGCGGACACGCCCGCGAGCACCTCGGTGATGGTGCCCGTGCCGTCGGTGGCGGTGTTGGCGGTCGCCACGTTGACGATGCCCACGCGGGGGGTGCCGATAAATGCCGGAGTGGATGCCACGGTGTCTCCCTAGACGTAGTTCGCTGCGAGGTAAAGGTCGCCGCCGGCTGACGAGCCGCCGGAGGCTGCCGCCCACTTGACACCCGTGGACTGGCTTGAGTCGGCAGTCAGGACGTAGCCATTGGTGCCGACCGCGAGCCTGTCGACCGTGTCGTCCGCGGTGCCGACAATGAGGTCGCCCTTGGCGTTGACCGTCGACGCGGGGATGCCGGAGGCGCCGGAGACCGACGCCCACTTCATGCCCGTGGACTCCGCAGAGTCGGCGGTCAGGACGTAGCCGTTGGTGCCGATGGGCAGGCGGGCGACGGTGTCGGCAGCGGTCGCCGCGATGAGGTCACCCTTGGCGTCGACCAGGGACTTGGCAACGGCGCCGTTGGCGAGGTCGTAAGCCGCCTTGACGGAGTTGGGCGTGGCAGCCGTCGTGGTCGAGGTGGACGAGGTCGAGTCGGTGAGCTGGACGGCACCCTTGGCCGAGGTGGTCGCGTCGGCGATGGTCAGCGTTCGGTTCGCGGACAGGTCGCCGCCGCCGGACAGGGGCGAGGTCGTGGAGATCGTGCGCGTGGATGGCACCTCGGCTGCGGCCCACTTGACCCCGGTGGACTGAGCAGAGTCTGCCGTCAACACGTAGCCGTTGGTGCCGACCGCGAGCCGCGCCGCAGTGTCGGCGGCTGAAGCGACGATGAGGTCGCCCTTAGCATCAAGCAGGGTCTCTGCGATGCCTCCGCCACCGCCGCCGGTCTGGTCGACCCATTCGGTGTTGTAGTCGGTCGCGTCGATCTTGGCGAGCACCTGCCCAGCGGTGCCCCCCGTCGGGATGGCAGCCGTTCCGCTGGCGCCTGCCGGGCCTGCGCCGCCGGTGACAGTGAACGCGGCGCCTGCAGTGGCGACAGAGAACGCGACCGCGCTGCCGGAGGTGTCGAACGACACCACGCTGCCGGAGGTGGTGAAGGTGGTCATCGGGTCGCCTCCGGCGTCACGGTCACGACGCCCTGGCAGAAGCGCGTCACGTCGGCGCCGTTGACGAGCTCCATGTCCCACACGTACTGGACGGTCTGGTTCCCGGCGGCGCTACCCATCGCTGCCGTGGTGGTGGCGTTGATGTCCACCTGCACCCAGCCAGCGGTGCCGCCGAGGGAGATGACCGCGGAGCCCGCAGCGGTGCCGAGGGTGAGGACGGCACTGCCCGCGGTGTACGACTCGCGGATCGTCGCCCGTGCGTCGTACCCGGTGAGGTTCCACGGCGTCCCGCTGGGGGTGGCGCGCTGGGAGAACGTCGCGCCCGCGTTGATGACGATGTTCCAGATGCCGGGGTCTGCCAGTGGCATGAGCGGGCTCCTATCGGGTGACGCGGGGTGTCTGGGACTGTCGGAGGTCGACGCCGCGGACGCGGCTCGGGGTGCGGACGGGGCTCTGGGACTGGCGCAGGTAGGTGGGGCCGGTGGACGGCAGCGGCTGCGTGTCGTTGCTGTACCGGATGCCTCCGGCGTTCTGCGTCGTGACGAACACAGGCGCAACGAACACGACGTCGTGCGTGCCGGAGCGACTGCCCGTGGCGAGGCCGCTGGTGACGGTGGTGTACGTCCCGGCAGGACTGCCACTGGAGACCAGGTAGCCGCTGAACCTCTCGTACTGCCACGAGGACGTGAAGCGGGTCTTGATGCCCGCGATAACGTACTGCTCGCCGTCGTAGGCGATGCCGTGGACCTCGCTGAAGTTGTTGTCCAGGTCAAGGTCCGTCGCGCTGACCGTTGACCATGTGCCCGCGGGGTTCGTGGCGTATGCCATGTAGGGACGGGCGCCGGCGTTGAGCCACACGCAGGTGAACCAGTAGCCGTTGACGTAGGCCAGGAACCTGTCCAGCGGCGCATAGGTGGGCGCGCCGGGGAACGATGACGGGGCGCCCCAGCCGGACGACAGCGACGTGGAGGTGTTGATGCCTGAGGTGAAGGTGGACAGCCGCGTGTACAGGTAGGTGTAGTCGCCGTCCGCGTAGTGGATGCGCCGAATGCTGTAGCCGTCGGTGGCGCCGAAGCCGGATGTGCTCAGGCCCGTCCCGCTCGCAGTCGTGTCGAATGTCCACGTCCCGTTGGGGGTGCTGCAGGTAGCGATGAACGGCTTGTACGGCCCAGAGTTGTAGTCGATCCCGACCATGACCCACTCGCCGTTGAGGTAGGCGATGTCCGCGGGACGGTAGCGGTTGGCGGTGTCGAACTCGTAGCTCGACCAGGTCCCGCCGAGGTCGGTGGTGTGCAGGATGCGGGCCTTGTACGTGCTGCCGCTGTAGTAGAGCGCCGCGGTGGCGTAGTTGGTGCCGTCGAAGTCGACGCCGTAGGGGCCGTTCGGGTCGACCGTGGTGACCCCTGACGGCAGCGCCGGCATGGAGGCCGATGTCCACGTCCCCTTGGGGTCGGTGGCGTACCTGACACTGACGTTGGTGGCGGCGCCGTTGCCGTTCGCCATCGTGACGAAGTAGCCGTTGAGGTGGCGCATGGACTGGAACGGCCCGGCCTCCGTGATGGCGGGCACGGTGGTCGGGGTAGACCAGCCAGTCAGGACGGCCACGCTACTCCTCCACCACGATCCGCATCGCACCGCTCACGGTCGCGGTGCCGGAGGTCTTGGGCCACACGGCGACCCACAGGAAGGGCGGCTCCAGCGACGCGAACGTCCAGGGGCCCGCGTCCTCCAGCGCCCCGGTGACCGAGCCGCCCGCGACAGTGGTGCCGATGGAGTACGCGCCGGGGTAGTACCCGGCGTACTCGTCGCTGTCGCCCCACGCCTCGATGAAGCCCCAGCCCGCGAGGGTGTCCTGGTTGTCCGGGTGGGACCACCAGGACGGATACGACCCGTCCGCGGTCCCGACCGCGGCCAGCGGGTTCGGGATGAGCGCGTCCAGCGCGGTGCCCGCGACCGACCCGCCGAACACGGCGAAGGCGTAGCCGCACGCGGGGTCGGCGTCCACGCGCAGGGAGGCGATGGAGCCGAACTGGCTGCCGACAATGCGGGAAACCGTCCAGGCAGACCCGGCGGCGGCGAAGCCGCGGATCAGCCCGGCGCCGCTCTCCGCGTCCCAGCCGACCGCGGAGCGGAAGGGCCGCACGACCTGCGTGCGCTGGTTGTAGAACGAGCGCGCCGGATCACTCTTCGCGGCCTTGTTCCGCTCGATGCGGGTCACCAGGTCCAGCAGCGCATAGGGCGACTGCGAGACCGTGAGCGTCACCGGGAAGCCGTCGGACTCCGGGGCGACGGTAACCGCGCTGATGTGGAACTGCTCGTAGGTGCCGCCGGACAGGTTGTTCACCTGCACCCAGCCGCCCTCGCGGATGTCGAGCCTGCTGCGGCCCGTGCCGTTCTCGTCGGTCGGGTCGGACGTCAGGGTGATGGACCCGATCCACTCGACCTCGCCGGTGTTGACCACCCGCGTGGCGTGCTTGATGGCGCGGGACTTGGGGATGCCCTCGCCGTAGGAGAGGGTCTGGTCGACGCGCAGCATCGTCGGGTCGTACCCGGTTGCGGTGCCGATGACGTCGCCGTCGGCGGCATAGCGGTAGTAGGGGTTGGCGTCGACCAGCGGGGCGAAGTAGCCCGAGCCGTCGGTGTAGCCGGTGCCGGTGCCGAAGATGAGGTCCCAGTCGCCGTCGGACGCGATCTGCGAGTCCTGCGCGGAGCCGAGCGACGCCCACAGCGCGTTGAGGCCAGTAGTGGTGTCGGCGTCCCACGCGCCGGTGATCCGCACGTCCGGCCAGCCGCCAGCGCGGAGCTGGGACTGCACCTGCGTGATGACGTCGGTGGTGAAGTCGGCGTCGTCGTCCGGCGACTGGATGGGGTACGTCGAGGCCGTCCCGACCCGGTCGGGGTACGCCGGCGGCGTGGTCGTGAGCATCGGCCACTTGGAGTTGCGCCAACGGGAGCCCGACAGGTCCGAGGAGTCGATGGGGTGGACGCCCTCGCCGTAGATCGCGGTCGGGGTCTCCGTGACGTCCTTGGACAGCGACAGGCCGATGCCGTAGCCGCCCGCGAACACGGTGTTCTGCTGGATCGCCGAGCCCATCGACTGCGGGACCGAGGCCAGGTAGTAGTGCCGCGGGCGCGGGACGGAGATGGACCCGCCCGGCCCGGTCTGCGTGCGGAAGGCGCGGGCTATCGTCCACTGCCCGTTGGTCGCGTCCTGCGCGAGCGCGAGCAGCTCGTCGAGGTAGTCGATGACGGACTGGCCGCGGGAGCCCCGGCAGCGCACGTTGATGTTGGTGGTCGCGCCCTCAAAGGTGAAGCGCTGGTACGGCGGCAGCGGCCTCGCGTAGTCCAGCGGGGACAGGGCGCGGCCAGCCCACGTCCCGACGTCCTGCGACTGATCGAGGGTGTAGGGCTGATGCGCCCGCAGCGACGCCTCCCCGTACAGCGCGCCGGTCAACTGCGCGGTCCATGAGGACTGCATACCTGCACCGTCGGCCATCTCCAGGGACGCCACGATGCCGTGCCAGTAGGGCACCTCCGCGGTGCCGTAGGCGACCGCGAGGCTCGCGGGCAGGACGCGGTAGATGTCGAGGTTGCCGCCCGCGATCAGGCCAATCGCGGTCGGGTCGTCGAACGGGGCCAGCTCGGGCAGGCTGATCTGCCCGGTGGTCTCGCCGTAGGGCGATCCCCACGACAGCGACTCCACCAGCGTCGGCACGTCGTTGACCGTGGTGATGTCCGTGCCCGCGGTGGTCAGCACCGCGGTGCCGCCGGTGCAGTCCCAGACCGCGCCAGCCTCGATCCGCAGGGTGCCCCACTCGCCCTCCGAGAGCGAGTCCGGCGCCTGCAGTACCCAGTTGCCGGACGAGTCCTGCTCGGCCATCGGGTAGCCATAGGCGGCGTAGCGGATGTCCGTCACGGCTGCCTCGGGATCGACGCGGTCAGCGTGGTGGTGAACTGCCGCCACTGCACCGGGTCGGAGTCGATGCTGTACGACGCTGGCATACAGTCGTAGATTCGCGGGGTGAGCGCCCCCGTCACGTTCTCGGTGATCGTGTAGGAGAACTGCCCAAGCGCCTCGCCGAGCGTGTCGGCCATCGTGCGCAGGTTCGGCACGCTGTCCGACCACAGGCGCACAGTCAGGCTCAGCGCCATCAGCTCGTCACGGGTCGACACCAACTGCGCGCCGGGCAGCCAGCGGGAGCGAGCGTAGGAGTTCTCCCGCTCCACAGCGCCGGGGTTCCAGCCGCCCGCGGTGAGCACGTAGGTGCCAGCGGTGCGCCCGGAGTTGGCAATGGTCAGCGGCAGCAGGCCGAGAGATGTGCGAGAGATGGTGAGGGTGATCATGCGGCATCCAATGCTGCGCGTGCGCCGGGATTCAGTGCAGTCAGGCGGCGAGCCTCCTTGGCGGCCTGCCTGGCTGCCGCCCCGGAGTCGACCTTGATATCGCCGAAGTTGTAGTTGATGGTCGTGGCGCGTTGGCCGGTCTGCCCTGCCACCACACGCTGCTGCCGGGTGCCGCGCCGCAGTTCGTCCGGTGTGCCGAGGAAGGCGCCGTCGGCATCTGTGAAGTTGCGACCGAGGCCGAGGCCGCCGAGGTACTCGCGGGCATTGGCAAGCACGCGGCGGGCGCTCGCCTTGGAGCCCTTGCCGCCGCGGTCCATGATGTCGAACGCCAGCGAGGACGCCTGGTCCGCGTAGTCAAGTCCGAACTCGCGCAGGTTGCCATCCTTGCCCGGCCCTTCGGCGCGCTGCTGGGCGAGGTTGAGGCGCTGGCCAGCGATGGAGCGGTTGGCGCGCATCTTGTCCATCTGCCCCTGCAGGCGCTCCAGCGCCGTGGTCGCCTTGATCGTGGACCTGGCGACCTTGTCGGTGTCGTCGCTGAGCACCTCGTAGTCGCGCCCGAGGATGCCCGCGTCCTGTGCCGCGCCCATCAGCCGCTGCTTGATGTCGCCGAGATGCTCACTGAACGCGCCTTGCGCCTCGTCGGCGGCGTTGAGCTCTTCACCCAAGTCCATCCATGCGCCGGCGATGGCGAAGATGCCAGTGGGGCGCCACGAGCCAAGGAAGTCCAGACCGCCGGTGACGTTCTGGATGTACTCGTTCAGGTCAGCGAAGCCCTCGGCCAGCTCGCGCACGGGCCGGATGGAGTTGGCGATGTTCTCGCCAGCCTCGGCGGTGAGGCCGACGACGCCGTCTGTGCCACCCATCAGCCGGGCGAACTCGTCGAGCGTGTCGAGCAGTTCGTATCCGATGGCCTCTTGCGCCTCGCCGACAGCCATCGTGACGCGCTGCATCTTGCCCGCGTAGGTCTCGGCAGCCGCGGCTGCCTGCCCGCGGAAGCGGCTTTCCATGACGTCGAGCGCGGCGGTGAAGTCCTTGGCCTTGACGATATTGGCGTCAAGCGGGATGCCGAGCCGGGTCAGCGCCCCGACGTTGCCCTGCGATGCCTTGGCGATGGCGAGGGATACCGTGGCGAGGTCGCGGCCCGTCGCTGCGCTGGCGTCCATGGCAACCTGGACGAGCCGCTGCGACTGCTCGAAGTCCCCGGTGGCGGTGGTCAGGGTCTGCAGCGAGCCGCGGAGGTCTGTGTCGGACACGCCTGTCGCCAGCATGAGCTGCTCGACGAAGGACTCGGCCTCGTCAGCGGCGGCGCCGAGCCCGACGTTCTGCAGCGCCTTGGACAGGGCGACCACTGACTTCTGGTCCTCGGCAGCCGCCTGAGCCAGTGCCTGCAACTGGCCGGTGATGGCGCTGATGCCGAAGCTGGCCGCGAGGCCGGCGCCGAAGCCCTTGAGCGAGGACGAGATACCGCTGACGGCCTTGGACGTCCTCGGCCCCTGCTTCTGCAGGGACTGCAGGTCCTTGATGGCCCGCTTGACGTCCCTGTCGGAGTAGTCGCCGGTGATGGTGACGTTGATGGGCCTAGCCACAGTCAGCCTCCATCTCAGGGAACCTTGGCCGCAGCGCGGTCGATTGCCGCTGCGATACGGTCGCCGGCCTCGGGGCCGCGACGCTTCCATGCCGGGTACAGCAGGCGGGGATACTCGCTGCCGAACCGGCGGATGATGCTCTGTGCGAACGGGGACGTGGACCGCGAGCCGACACGGGAGAAGATCGCGCCCGCGGCGCTCATGATCCGCACCTGGCCGACGATGCCGGTAACGCCTTGACCTCTGCGCCGTGACAACTTGGCGCGGGACTTGATGCTGGACTTGACCGCGCCACCTTCGAAGGACAGGTCCCTGTTGCCCTGCACCATGGACACGACGCCGACGGTGGCGTTGCGCCCAGTTGCCTGCTCCCACCTGCCCCAGCGGGACAGGGGGGCATCTGGCGTGGCCGCACGGGCGTCGGATGCAATCGACTCCGCGGCCTGTGTGACCTCGGTGCGCAGCACCTTGTAGACCTCTGTGTCGAACTTCTGCAGGCGGTTGATGAATGGCCCGATGTTGTCGACGTCAACGCGCATCAGCCCACCCCCTGCTGTCGAAGGACCAGGTAGCGCTCCATCGTGAACAGCCAGCGCTCGGACGCCGACTCCAGCTCCCACGGCAGGCATCCCCACTGGAACGCCAGATGGGCCAGCCTCAAGTGGAGGCTGGACTCTCCAAAGGGGCCGGTGATGCCTCCGAGTCCGTCAGCTCGACGGAGTCAACGGACTCCAGCCAGGTGGTGAACTCCGCGGCAGTGCCGCCCTGCCGGACCTGCGACTTCCAGGCCAGCCAGCAGATGTCGGTCAGCCGCAGCTCGATCTCCAGTCGGGCGACGGAGCGCTGGAAGTGCTCCTCGAAAGCGACGAGGTCGGCGGTCGTGGCAGCGGTCTCGACCGCCGACCCGTCGTTGTATCGCACGCGCAGGGTGATCTTCATGTCAGGCCGTGCCGCGGGTGATCGCGCCGGTGGTGGGCCAGGTCGCCGAGAAGGTGGCGAGGTCGCCGACCGCCGAGTCAATCGGGCTGTACTCGGTCACGAGGATCGTCCCGGTGTACTTCGGGTTGCTCGACCCGGCGGCGGCGGTGCCCGCGGGGCGAATCTCGAAGGCAGCGGTGCCGCCGACGAGCGGGGAGAGGATGGAGTCGATGCCGCCAGCGGCGTAGTCGTTGTGCCAGGTCAGTGTGAGGCTGCCGGACTTGATGCCGCCGATGATCTCCGACCAGCCGTTGCCGCCGAAGTTGCTGGCGTCGATCTCGTTGGAGGAGATGGTCAGGGTGGCCTGCGCGACGTTGGCGCTGACGGTGCCACCCGCGATGATGATGGTGGGGTTCTGGATAATCTGCTTTGCCACGGTGGCTCCTTGTTAGGCGTAAACGACGACTGACCACTCAGCCGACAGGTAGGTGACCTCGCCCACGGGGGTCTGGCCGTAGTTGCGCATCTCTGTCACTCGGAGGTCGAACGCTGCGCCTCCGAGGGTCTTGTCGGACTCCAGCGCCCGCTTGACGCTGGTGGTCCCTGCCGGGTCGCAGTACCCGTCGAGGTTGTTCTGCGCCGACCGCTCGTCGGCCCTGCCGACCAGCACCAGCACGGTAAAGCGGTACTCGTCCATGCCGCGGGCGAACGTCGTGTCGAAGGTGATGCCGTCCGGGAACACGATGGCGATGGGCGCGTTGGGCGAGTCCGGCACGGTCGCCGAGGTGCGCAGGTTGGTGATGGTCGCCAGGTTGGTAGCGAGGCCGCTGCGCAGCGTGGACATGGTGGTCATGCGGTGGCGACCTTCATGCGCTGGTAGCGGCTGATGAGGTTCATGTAGTCCGGGTCATTGCGGGTCACCCGAAGGGCGCCCATGTCGCCGAAGCCCGCGATGCCGAGCGGGCTGTCCCCACGCTTGGCGATCCTCGCCGCGAGGATGAGGGTGGCTTGCGTGATGGCGATGGGCACCGCGGTGCCGAAGCCCCACTGCCCAGTGACCTGCAGCGTCGCCTCACCGAAGTCGGTGGAGTACGGCATGACGCCGTTCGGGAACGTCTTGGAGCCCACGGCGCGGATGCGGGTGTACGGCCACGGCTGCCCACCGGAGATGCCGTTGAGCGGCTCCAGTTGGTAGTCGGTGCCCGAGGTCCAGACTGTCGAGTAGACACCGGTGCCGTCCTGGTCGGTGGCGACGGCGGTGATGGCGATGGCGTCGTCGATGTGCGCGAGGTAGTTGTCCGCGGGCGAGAACACGCGGGCCACGGCGGTGCCACTGGCGTAAAACACGCGGTCGCAGTCGTCGTCCACCATGCGGGAGGCAGACTCGACGGCCATCTCGAACATGGGGTCGTCCATCGTGTCTGCCGTGCCGACGCCGATCCACGACTTGAGCTGGTTGAGCGTGGCGTAGCCGTTGGTGATGCTCACTCGGGCACCCCCTTCTGGATGCGTCCGGCCAGCAACCGCACCTTGAAGGCGTCGATCTCCTGCTGGAACGTCGGGTTGTTGACCAGGCTGATGGCCTGCGGGTGGCGGGTCTTGTACGCCCGCGGCGGGCCGCCGGCGTCGAAGGTCTTGCCGAAGTAGCGCATCTCCGCGAAGTGCGCCCAGTCCATGTACCCCATCCGGCGCAGCGGTATCTCCTCCAGCAGCGAGCGCCGGTAGAAGAAGTCCCCAAGCATGGGGTTGTGCTGCACATGCAGGATGGACTCGTAGCCGCCGCCGTAGGCGAACGGGCCAGACATGAGCCCGACCATGATGACCGGGAAGCCGTAGACGTCGGCGGTGGTGTCGAACGGCGTCATCGCGTCCGGCAGCCACACGTCGTCGAACCCCGACAGGCTGACCCACTCGGTCTGCGCGGCCAGCGCGCCCACCATCCAGTAGTCCGTCATGTGCGCCGGGCCGATCACGATGTTGCGCACGCCCTCGGGCACCGGGCGCTCGACGTCGGAGACCAGGATGATCTCCGCGGGTGCCGGGTCGAGCCCGGCGATGGACTGCTCCCACTGCTCGTGGAAGGTGTCCCAGTAGTCGCCGTAGCACGTCGCGATGACCGTGATGTCGCTCATCGGTCCCACGCCAGTTCGCGGCGCCGGCGCAGCGACCAGCCGCCCTCGGAGTTGTCGCCGCGGTAGGACTTGGCCTCGTGGTACGCCTTGTTTGCGGCGAAGGTGACGTCGAGCCGGTTGGGGACGACGGCGATGGTGCTGGAGTTGTCGTGGTGCACCGGGATGTCCGACTGGATGACCGGGATGCCCGCGGAGCGCACCCGGCGCTCGTAGTCGATGTCCTCCCAGTAGGCCGGGTAGAACGCCTCGTCGAAGAGTCCGACGTGCTGGACGGTCTCGTCATGCAGCGCGAAGCACGCCCACGGCGGCGCTGCTGCGGACAGGACGAGCCCGCCGGTCTGGAACTCCTCGAAGCGGGCGAGCGAGCCGGGCGGGAAGGTCACATCAAAGTTGGATATGACCCAATAGGGGGCATGTGGCTCCAGCTTAATAATGAGGTTCCAAGCAGCCGCTACTCCCAGATTGCTGGGAAGTCGCACCACGGAGACCTTGTCGATGTTCGGCAGGTCGTCCGGCGGCATCCCGACAACGCCGCCGTTGTCAATGATGAGCAGGTGCCCGACGGGGTGGTCAATGGAGTTGACCATCCGGTACAGCAGCTCCGGGCGGGCAAGTACCGGCACTCCGAGGACGGGGATCATGCTGCCCCCATCTCGCGAGCCGCCACACGTCGCAGGTACATGCGGAACTCCATCCAGGTCCGTGCTCCCTTACTGCGGTTGTGGAAGCCGCATAGGGCTTGGAGATTGCCAACGCCGTGACTTCCACCGCGAGCGATGGGGATGACGTGGTCAATCTGGATGTCGGTAGCGGAGCAGCCAGCGACTGCGCATGGGCTGGCGAGTAGCCGGTCCATGTCTTTGCCGATGATCTTGAACTCAGGAAGGCTGGCTGCCCGAGCCTTGCGCGCTCTTTGGTTCATCCTTCGGAGCGTGCGGTTGCGCTCCACGTTCTTCCAGTAGTGGCGGCGAGCGTTCTCTGCCATCTTGGATCGGTCTCGCGGGTGCGACTCGTAGTAAGCCTTTGCTGTAGCCGCTATTCGGTCACGGTTCTGGTCTGCCCACCTCTGCCAGTTCGCCTTCACCCTGTCAGGGTTGCTCTGCGCCCATGCACGGGCTGCAGCGACAGTGCAGGGCCGGCATCGCTGCTCAAGGCCATCCTTGGATGCAGACCGCTTCCCGAAGTGCTCCAGAGGCTTCGTCTCGCCACACTTGCTACAGGTCTTCATGCGACCGCCCCCACGCTGCGGGCGAGGTAGGTCAGCACGTTGGTCCGCGGGGTCCAGCCGGGCACCCGCGGGTGGCGGTAGACCGGGGTGCAGGACGGCACGTCCGGCCACACCGGGACGCGCTCGCCGGTCATCGCCCGGAGCAGTTCCGCGGCGCTGTACTGCACGCCGCTGGCCGCCTCGTAAATGCCGTCAGGAGCCCGCAGGACGGCGCGTAGCGCGTCGCACAGGTCGGTGACGTGTATCCAGTCCCGCGGCTCTGTCGAGGCCGCTGTGACGCTCCCACGGCCTCGGACATGCTGCAGCAACTGCGGGATGAATCCGCGCCCCTCGCGGGCCGTGGTGCCGTAGATGCTGAACGGGACCACCGTGCAGGGAAACATCGCCTGCTGGTCGTCCTTCATCCTGCTGTAGGCCAGGTCCGCGGCGTCGCCCCTCGCGTACTGCCACCACGAGCCGATGTTGATGACCCGTCCCCCGGTGACCTCGGCCCAGCGTGCGACGTCCTCGTTGAACCACGCGAACGCGGCCACGGCCTCGTCGCTGCGCCAGTCCGGGGCCGCGGCGTGGATGAGCACGTCGGCCTGCAGGTCCGGCGGGATGAGGCGGCCCACGGGCTCGACGATGTGGCCGCGCTCCCACAGGTAGGGAACGAGGGTCCGACCGAGGTGGCCGGACGAGCCGGTCACCGCGATGGTGCCCACGGCTCGACCTCCTCCGGCGGCGCGGCCTTGGCTGCGAGAACCTCCAGCGCGGGCTTCCAGTGGCGCTCGTAGACGACGCCGGCGTCGTAGTTGTTGACGATGTGGTCGCGCTGCTTGGTAGAGCGGTAGCGGCCCCGCTGGTAGGCGGCCTCCAGCGCCTCGACGATCTCGGCGACGTTCGGCACCTGCCACCAGGCGGCCTGCGAGGCGTCCCACCACGGCTGCCCGCCGATGAGGTAGGAGTCATCACTGACCAGCTCCGGCTGGCAGGTGAAGTCCGACACGATCACCGGGGTCTCGCAGGCTCCCGCCTCGCAGACGGTGAGGCCGAAGCCCTCGCCGAGCGTGGGCGCGAGCAGCACGTCCGTCGCGGTGTAGAGCGTCGCCATCGCGTCGTTCGGGATGCCGGTGTGCTGCGCCCACTGGTTGACGAAGCGGTACTGGTAGGCCGGGATGTTCAGGGAGTCCAGCAGCGGGGCGAAGTTGACGCCGCCCATGTTGCCGAACTGCTCGGTGTGGATGTACCAGCGGGCATCGTCGTGGTTCGCCAGGAAGATGCTCATCGCCAGCGCGTGCTCGCCCCATGCCTTGCGGTGGACGCCGCCGCCGGACTTGTTCGCGTTGATGCTCGACACGACGAACAGGTCGTCGGCGTCCTCGCCGAAGCCCATGAGTTCGCGGCCACCGACGCTGCGGTGGCCGTTGCTCCACGTCGGGGACGGCTTGTAGACCTCGGTGTCGATTGCCATCGGGACGTAGATGGACTCGATGCCCGCCTTGCCGATCTGCTCGTGCGCGAACCGGGACGCCGCGAGCGGGGTCACGTTCGGCTTCTGCAGGAACGCCAGCACCGCGGGCGGCGCGGGCAGGTGGTCAATCATGGTCCAGATGGCGACCGGCATCCGGTCCCACGCGGGAGCCTTGAGCGGCCAGGCATCGAACAGCGCGATGAGCAGCGGGGTCTGGTCCGGGTTCTGCCGCGACCAGTCGCGGAAGGCGCCCTCGACGACGTCCTGGCTCCACGGCTCGATGCCCATCGGGTAGTGGGGGATGCCGTCGTAGATCATCTGCGTCGCCTGCAGCCCGTAGTTGGTCTGGATGGCGACGCGGTGGCCGTCGGCGATGAGCCGCCCGACGGTCTCCTTGGTCTGCGTGCCGTACCCGGTCCCAGCCCAGACAGCGTTGGAGTACCAGGTGATGGCGAGGGGGTTGGTGGTCTTGCCCTGCCGCTCGGCGCGGCGTCGTTCTGCTCGGTTCATCGCAGGGTTGTCCGTTCGCAGGTTGTGCGCAGGGGGTGCAGGAGGTGAGTCGAGGGGGGCGGTCCTGCGCCCCGCCCCCCTCGACGTCTACGTCGCGGTGGTAACGGCTAGGCCGTGCCGCCCGCGAAGTACTTGACCGCCTCGGACTGGCCGAGGAACGAGTCGACCCAGGTGCGAACCTTGAGGCCGACCTGGTCGCTGTCCCAGAACCGCTCGTTGGAGCGGGACAGCTCGATGCCGCCGACCTGACGGACCAGGAAGTACGAGAAGTCGCCGAAGAGGATGGACTTGGCGTTGGTCGCCACAGCCGCCACGTAGGGGTTCTCGTAGACCGGGTAGCCGTACAGCGTGCTCGCCATGCCGACCGCGGGGGCCGGGACGAACACGTAGTTGCCGGCGCCGTCCTTGATCTTGCGGACGGTGCCGAGCGCGCTGCGGCGCAGCATGAAGCCCGCGTTGGGGCTGGCCGCGTACAGCGAGTCAACCGAGTGGACGAGGTCCACCAGGTTCTCGAAGGTCGGAGCGCCGGACACGCCGGTGCCGCCGGTGACGCCGGAGCCCGCAGCCCCTGCCAGCCCCTCGGGCTGAACCGTCCCGGTACCGAGCGTCAAAATGCTGTTACAGGCCGTTCCGATGGCGATGCCGAGCTGGTTGGCGAGGTACGCCTGCAGCCCGACGTCCTCCGACTGCAGCAGCTCGTCCGAGGCCAGCAGCAGGGTGCCGTACTTGTAGGCCCGGAGGGTCTTCTGCGTGAAGGTCGACGTGCTGTCCGCGTAGGTCGCGGCCTCAGCCGTCGCCGTGCCGACCGGACGGGCGTTCTCAATCGGGAACGGGATGTCCTGGTTCGACGTGGTGCGGATGAGGTTGACGACGTTGGCGTCGAGCATCGGCCCGACCGTCAGCATCTTCTCGATGATGCGGCCACCGAAGCCCTCGGGGATGGTGAAGCCGCCCGCGGTGGTCGTCGTCGAGACCGCACGGGTCTCAGCGCCGAAGACGTAGGACGAGCGACGACCCGTGGCGAGATCCTTGAGGATCGCGGCCACGTTCTCAGCCGGGGGCTCGGCAGCGGCGGGGGTCGCCCGCAGCTCGGGGGCCTCGGCCATCGCGGACTCGACGCGCAGCGAGCGCGCCTCGTCAGCCTTGACCTGCTCGATGTGCTCAGCGCGGGCGTCCATCTGGGCGTTCAGTGCGTCCCAGGCGGTGCGCTCCTCGTGGCTGAGCTCGCGCTTCTCCTCCTCGGCACGGTCGATGTACGCCCGAGCCGCGTGGAGGTCAGCGTTCTGTGCGTCGATGAGACGCTGCAGATACGACATGGTGCTCCTTTGGTGTGTGGTGGGTGCGCAGGTGGTGGATTGCGCGCCGCGGCTCCGCAGACGCAAGACCCGACGCGGCTCCGCAGTCGGGTGGAATGTGGGGTCAGAGGCTCAACTTCATCTGGATGAGGTCGAGCCGCTTGGACAGGATGGACAGCGGGGTGCCCGGTGCGGGCGGCTCCTCGACCTCGACCTTGGGGGTCGAGCGGTCGACGGCCTCCATGAGCACCGACGCCTGGTCGACGGTCAGGTCGTCGCCGCGCTCCAGCGCGCTCATCGCGTCGGCGAGAGCCTCGGCGTCCTGCTCGGTGCGCTTGGCGAGTCGGGCGATGGCGCGGACGTTGACCGAGGTCGCTTTGTATGCCGGAAAAGCGACGATTGAGACCTCGTGCAGCCTGACTTCCAGCAGTCGGCGCTCGCTGTAGTCGCTGTTCCACTCGTCCTTGACGACGGAGAAGCCGAACGACTGCGCGCTGATGTCGCCGCGGCGCACGCTGATGGCGGTGTCCTTGCCAATCGTGGTCTCCGGCAGCGAGATCGTGTCGGCCAGTCCGCGGTCGTCCTCGGTGAGGACGAGCGTGCCGGCGCGGGTAGAGCCCAGCACCTGCCCCGGATCGTGGTTGAACAGCGCCTTGATGTCGTTGCGCGCCTTGAGGCTGCGGGTGAAGGCGCCGGGCTCGATGGTCTCCCTGAACCCCATGTCCTCGCTGCGGGAGTTGAACCGGGCGGCGTACCCGTGCAGCGTCATGCCGTCGGACTCGTCGGCGGCGCGCAGTTCTGCCAGATCGGCAGTCAGCTCGCGAATCTCCATCGACATGGGCGTTCCCTTCAGATCAACAGCATCAGTTCGGCGTCTTCGCGCATCTGGCGAATGTGGTTGTGCGGCACCATTGAGATGCCGGTGCCGTGCGCGGCGGCGCGGGTAACGGTGTGCATCCAGGCGTCACCGGCGGCGCCCTTGCCGCCGCGTATCTCGCAGCGGGCGGTGACCGTTGAGCGGGCAGCGGTGGCGGCGCCCTTGCGACCCCGGATGTAGCCGCGCACGGTGACGGTGCCGCGCACCTTGCCCGAGCGGCGCTCGATGGGCTGGGGTTTCGGCGCCGGTGGCTGCTGGTAGCGGTAGTAGCCGCCCCCGCCTCCGGTGGACTCCGGCGCCACCGGGCCGTCGGGGTCGGACTTGGTGCCGATGACGGTGCCGTCGAGCGTGATCTGCCCCGCGACGGTGACGGTGCGGCCCTCGGTGCCCTCTGCCATGCCGGAGAGGGTCACGGTGCCCGCTGTGGCGCCGCTGGCGCCCTTCTTTCCGGCGGTGGTGCCAGACAGTGCCAGCGTCCCGGTGACGGCCCCTAGGGCGCCTTCCTTGCCCGTAATGGTGCCGGACAGGGCGATGGCACCGGCGACGGTGCCGGTGGCGCCCTCCTTGCCTACGACGGTGCCCGAGAGGGCAAGCGCGCCGGCGACGGTGCCAGTCTTGTTGTCATTGCTGGCCGGAGTCGGGAACTCCATGCTGGTGACGACGTCACCGGCGGCGCCGCCGTGCGTCTGCGTGATGAACGCTTCCGAAAGCCGCAGGCGGCGCAGCGGATTGCCGGTGCCCCAACGCTCAGGAGGGGTGAGAGGCATGGCCCCTCCTAGCCGTTGGCGATTTCGATGTTCATGTCCACGATGCCGGAGGAGGTCGAGTCAGCCACGGTGGTCACGACGAGGGCAGAGTCGGCGTAGACGATGGGCATGCCCGTCATGTCGAGCCCCTCGCTGGTGCCGGAGTTGGCGACGCGGGTGCCGTTCGTCCACAGCGGGCGGGCGACGATGATGTTGCCCACGCCTGCGGCGTTCGTCGCGCCACCGATGACGACCGCGTCGATCTTCTGCACGCCGCGGTCACCGGCCTGCAGCGGGAACTCGACCCAGCGGTTGGCGATGAGGCCGGACAGCGAGGCGCTGGCGCCCGTGGAGCGGGAGCCCGTGCCGTCGCTGTTGGTGTAGGTGACGCTCAGCGTCGTCGCGGTGGCCGACATCGTGGTCGTGATCTCGAAGAAGATGCGCAGGCCGTGACCGGCGCCGTCCGGGCAGCGACTGAGGTACGACGCCGGGGTGGCGTTGAGGGTCTGCAGGGAGCCGAAGCCGCCGGCGCCGGTGGGGATGTTGCCGCCCCAGAGGACGTCCCACAGCTCGACGCGGCCCACGACGGAGTTGTTCCACTGCACGCGGGTCAGGTAGCCGGTGGCGCCGCCGCCGAAGGCGTTGATGACCGGCATGCCCGAGGTGGCGTCGGTCGGCACCTGGCCGTTGGACGCGAACGCGGTGTAGGCCATCGTCGCCGCGCCGGGGTTGCCCGCCGCGCCGCGGATGGTCGAGCGCGAGTTGGCCGTCGTCGTCGTGGCCGCCGTCTTGGTGTAGGTGATGATCTGCTTGGAAGAGGCGACGTAGCCGTCACCCGTCGTGATCGCCATGTGCTACGCCGTGAAGTCGATGTCGCCGGACGCGATGGTGTAGGTGCCCTGACCCGCGAAGGTCTCGTTGGTGATCGTGACGTGGCCGTAGAACGTGCCGCCCGAGGCGAGAGACCAGAAGCCGACGTACTGAATCGTCGTGCCCGCGGGGACGTCGAACACGATCTGCGCGTTGGTGGTCAGCGCGCCGGACGCTGCAGCGGCCCAGGAGACCGACTTGCGGGCGTAGGCCGGGGAGCCGCCGGTGATCTCGTTGGCGCCCGTGGTGGACGGGTTGCCGTTGTGCAGGCTGGCGTAGACGGCGCCGCCCGCGAAGCCGTTGAGCGCGAGGTTCTTGCCCGCGTCAGAGAGGACGGTTGCCATCAGTGCTCCTCGGTTTCGATGATGCGGGCGATGAAGCCCTGTTCGTCACGCTCGATGTGCCGCACGGTGCGCGTCGGTGCCTCGTCGGCGTCGTTGTCGTTGCTGGTGTCGCCGCTGGCGTCGATGGCCTGCAGTTGGGAACTGGCGAGCCCGGTGTGGTCGATGCCCGGCAGGCCCACCGCGGCCAGTGCGGCCTCGGGGTCGAAGCCCGCGGTGATGAGCTGCACGGCCATCTCCACGCGCATCTGGGTCTCGGTGATGTTGGCCGCGCCCAGGTCGACGTTCGCCAGCGGCACCCGGTAGGTGTCGCCGCCGTCCACGGGCCGCATGTCCTCCAGTCGGTGGATGTCGTTGATCGACAGGAAGCCCGCTTGCACGCCCTGGCTGTAGGCCGCGTAGCGCGACTGCTGGTCGCCCCGGAGGAGCGCCTCCATGTTGAGCCGGATGAACGCGGCACGGGGCTGCAGGAGGCGGCTGTACGCCTCCTCGATCTTGTAGACGTAGTAGCGCAGCGTCGTGGTGACGAAGTCGATGTTGTCCTGCTCCACCGAGGCGTAGGCGCGGGTGCCGGGAGTGTTCACTCCGAGCTTGCTCGGCGGGATCTTGAAGGCGCGGGCGACCTCAAGGGTGAAGAAGTCACGGGCCTGCGTCAGTTGCGCCTCGTCCGCGGTTGCCGCGATGCGCTCGTACTTGGCGCCGCCGGTGAGGATGTTGGGGCGGTGCGCGTTGCGCAGGCCCTTGCTGTTCTTTTCGAACTCGTCCTTCAGGCTCTTGGCCTGCTCGGGTGACATCTCGCCGGGGTAGAGCACGATGCCGGAGGACAGGGTGCCGGAGAAGTAGCGCGCCACGTACTCGTCGAGCGCCTTGCCGATGCCGAACACCTCGCGCAGTCGCTCGATGCGGGACACGCCCTTGAGCGCACCCGGCTCACGGAGCTCGGTGATGTGGACGACGTCGGACGCCTGCAGCGCAGTGGTCTGGTCGACGATGAACTCGACGAAGCCGGCCTTGTTGCGCTTCGGCTCCACCCGCGTCGGGTCGAGCGGGGCGATGGCGACGATCTCGCCCTTCTCCCGCAGGATGCGCCCGTAGTAGTTGCCGTTGAGCAGCAGGCTGACCATGATCTGCTGGTAGTGGTCCGACCGCTGCACAGAGGGGTCCGGGTCCGGCTGCTCGATCCACGCGGGCTGCGGGTAGAACGGGCGGCGCTCCCCGTTCTGACGGATGAACGTGCCGATGGGCAGCGTGCAGATGGGGTCCGCGATGAGGCGCACCGCGTCGAACACCGCGGCCTGCGCCATCACGTTCTGCTGCGTCACCGAGACACCCGACAGGGTGCGGACGGGGATGTCCTGGTCCGTCAGCCACAGCGACTGCCAGGTGACGTTGCGGGTCTCAGGATCACGCCCACCGAGGAGGCGACCGAGCATGTCAGCCCCTCTCAAGAGCGATGCCGAAGGTGATGAGCGCCGCACCCGCGGCGAGGAAGCCAGCGAACGGGGCGATGAGTGCGAAGCCGGTCACGACGAGGGCGGCGCCGACAGCCTGGAGTGCGAGAGCGCGCACGGGCGGCCTCCTAGTAGAAGTTCACGGTGGGCACTGGCGGCTCTTTCTCCCGCACCCACACGGCTCGGTCGAACGCCATGACGGCGGCGACTGCGGCGTCGATCTTGCGCGGCGAGCCGCGGTTCTCCTTGGTGATACGTGGCCCGAGCCGGTCGGTCTTGACGACGCAGTTGTCGAGGTGCCTGGCCAGCGTCGGGTGATGGTCATGCGCGACGCTGCCGGACATGACGGCGTCGTAGAACTTGGCAGTTGCGGGCACCATGCGCGACGGCGAGGACGACGGGTACTCGACGATGGGCAGTCCAATCGCCGCCAGCTCCTGCATCGACCGCTGCCAGCGGAACGGGTCGCACGCCACCTCAAGCACGCGGCGGCGACCGCACTCGGCGATGATCGTGGCCTCAACCTCGGCGATGTCCACGCGCCAGTCGTCGGTGTCCGTGGGCTGCTTCTCCCACACCTTGACCAGCCAGATGCGCGGGGGGTCCTCGACGGTGACGCCGACCAGCGCCGTCGAGTCGCCGGAGAACGATCCGTCAAAGCCAAGCACGCACTCGACGTCGTCCGGCGGCGGCGGCTGGCTGGCGAGCCCAGTCCACGACCCAGTTGGCAGCCAGGCCGTCTGCGCGTTGACCCACATGCCGAGGCGCTTGGTCTTGAACTCGTTTTCCGGCGTGGTCGTGACCGCGGCGGCGAAGTCCTCTGGGTCTTGGAGGTCGCCGAAGCCGGGGTTGGCTGCCTTCCACACCTTCGGATCGGTGTGGTCGGCGTCGTCCGGCGCCTTCCACCACGCCATGAAGAATGACGGATCGCTGACCTCGCCGGAGGCGATCCGCTGTCCGTGCTGGAACAGTCGGTACGCGATGCTGTCCTGCCCAGTGCGGTCGGACTTCACGCCCGGCGTCGTGATGCCGATGAGCATCGGGTCGACGCGGGCGCCCATCGCCAGGGCCATGACGTTCCACAGCTCGTCGTCGGGCGAGGCGTGCACCTCGTCGAAGATGACCGCGTGCGGATTCAGGCCCTCCTTGGTGAACGCCTCCGAGGACAGCACCCGGTAGATGGAACCGGTCGATGGCACTTCGATCGCGTCGCGGTACAACTTGGTCTGCGCCGCCAGCTCAGGACTGTTCTCAACCATCGCCTTTGCTGAACCGAACACGATGCGCGCCTGGTCGCGGTCGGCTGCACAGGAGTAGACCTCGCCACCTTTCGGTCCCATCAGCAGCGCGTAAAGCGCCATGCCCGAGCCGAGCGCAGACTTGCCGGACTTACGTGGCAGGCCGATCAGCAGGCGCCGGTGGCGGTAGCGGCCATCGGGGCGGCGAGCGTAGGCGTGCTGCATCAACTGCCGCTGCCAGGGCCGCAAGTGCAGCGGCTCCCCCGCCCGGCCCGCGATGGAGTCCTTCACCTGCGGGCACAGCTGCTCGATGAAGTCAGCCACCAGCAGCCCGTCGCCGCGCTTGCGGTCTGGGGCCGGCACTGGCGTGAGGATTGCTGGCGGCCAGCCAGCCACCTTGGGCACTATCGAGCCCGACGTGCTCGCAAGGCGTCAAGCTTGGACTCCTGGGCCACCTCGGCAACACCCATGCGGGTGCGGTCGATGGGGGTGAATCCCAGTGAGGCCAGCATTGAGCGCAGGTCGGACTCAAGGCTTCGCAGCGCAACACGGTCGCGCCAATCGCTGCCGCGCAGCACGGCGACACGCAGGGCCACCCGCTCGTCCATCGCCTCGCAGCACATCTGCACGAGCTCGATGTCTGTCTGCTGGGCCACCCACGTCGCGCCGCCGGTCCAGATGCGGTCCCACATCTTGCGGCCCTCGGGACCGAGGGGGCGGAGCGGTTCGGGCACCCCGCCGGTAGCCGGAAGCGACGTGACGCTTGCCAATGGCGGCAGCGTGCGCTTGCCAGGGTTGCCAAGGGCGCGCTTGCGCTCCACGGGCTTCGGAGGGTTAGCCATTGCTTCCTCCTGTAAAGTCGTGGGGCTTGCCCGTGGACTCCAGGACTGGCTTGGCGCCCGTGTGCTCCTGCCAGCGCCGGCAGATCACGTCCACGTAGCGGGGGTCAAGTTCGATAAGGCGGGCCTTGCGCCCGGTGTATTCGCAGGCCATCAGCGTCGAGCCGCTGCCGCCGAAGGGGTCAAGGACGAGGCCGCCCTTGGGCGCGCTGTTGTTTAGGCAGATGACGATGAGATCGATGGGCTTCATCGTGGGGTGCTCGCGGTTGGCGCTCGGCTTGGGCACGTTGAGCACGGACTGCTGGCTGTTGTCGCCGTACCAGCCAGTGCCGCCGCGACCACGCCGACCGCCGCCGGGCAGGTAGCCGAACAGGATCGGCTCGTGCCGGTAGTGGTAGTCCGAGTGACCGAGCGCAATGGTGCCCTTGTCCCAAATCAAGGTCTGATGTAGTCGCCATCCAGCGTCCACGAAAGCCTGAGTGAAAGCCAGCCGCTGTGACTCAGCGTGCGCCACGTAAATGGAGGCGCCATCCTTACCCGCAAGCGTGACGGCGTTAAACGCAGCCGCGAGCAGGTCAGGCAGACCACCGGCACCGTCGTTCTTGATCGTCAGCGCGTCCTTCGTCTTGCCGACGTAGTCCACCCCATACGGCGGGTCCGTCCACACGCAGTCGACCTTGGCCTCGCCGAGCAGCGCGTCGTAAACGGTGACGTCCGTGGAGTCGCCGCAGACCACCCGGTGCCCGCCAAGCACCCACACGTCGCCCGGCTTGCTGAACGCCTCCGCGGGCGGCTCAGGTGCCTCGTCAGCCGGCGGGGCGTCCGGCAAGCCGGGGTCAATGCGGTCCACTAGGTCGCGCACGGCGTCCTCGGACCAGCCGGTGTCGAGTAGCAGCGAGGGGTCGACCTCGCCAACGGAGCGGATCAGATCTAGCAGCAGCGCCTCGTCGTAGGTGCCCAGCTCGGCGGTGCGGTTGTCGGCGAGGGCGAACGCCTTGGCTGTGGCTTCGTCGTCGTCCACCAGCACGGCGGCGATCTCGGCCCAGCCGAGAGACTTGGCTGCCATCCAGGTGTGGTTGCCTGCCACGATGGTCCGGTCAGAGGCTCGCACCACGATGGGCTTGCGCTGGCCGAAGCGGGCCAAACTGGCCGCCACAGCCTCCGTGTCGCCCTTTCGGGGGTTGCCTGGTAGGCCCACTAGGGAGTCAATATTGACCGCCAGAGGGGCCAAGGATTCGAGTATCACGGCAGGATTCCTTGCGCAGGGAGAGGTACATTCAGGGTGAACGGGGAGGCGTAATGGGACTGTTTGGAGCCAAGGTCAAGCACCAGCCGCTACGGGCAAGCGAGGCGTTTGCCCAGGCGTTCGCCGACAACTCCAGCGGGCGGTCGTACAATGTCTGGATTGCCAAGTTCCCGCTCAAAGGTGAGCGGGACCAGTGTTTCGTTGCCCGACTGGATCTGGTGGACGGCAAGGCGCATCTGGTCATGGACGGGGTGGACTACGGGCCAGTCGCTGACGGAGCAACCGAGGCGCTGGACGCAATCAACGAGTACGGGGGCCAGTCGTGCCCGGCCGTACTGCGCATCACCAAGCCAACCGCTGAGAACTACCACGTGGCCGTTCGGATGGGCGGAGCCGGAAACCGCTGAACTGCGGCGGTGTGCGTTGGGG